ACCCATTGTAATAATCTTCTACAAAAGAATTAAATTTGTTTGACATCGAGTGGTAAACGATGTTTAATTTTTCTGACAACGGGGTTGCTTTGGTATTAGAATCCCAATCATCAGCAAGAGCTATTAGTGTTTTTTGTGCTGACGTAATTGGTTTATTTAGTTTTTTAAAAAATGTATCATATATTAATTTAGCACAACTTGTTTCGTTGTATATTCTCGTTGTTGCATTTTTAAATTGATACAAATTAGTTTTATGGTGATCTAAAATTACCGTGGTTTTATTATCAATTTTTTCACCTATTTTTGATACATCTAAATCCAAAAAATACAATTTATCCCAAGTTTTACCAGAAGCAACTAATTTATCATAATCTTGCTCTAATTTTCCTGGAGTAGTTCCTAGTACATCTAATTTTTTTCCATACAACCAACACATTACTAAATATGAACAAACTCCATCTAAATCAGTATGAGTTACTACTTGTATTTTTTGGTTACTAGTCATTGGAGAGTTTATTTAAGGTGTTGTTTACTTTATTGACAACATCGTCAGAAGAATCATCTGGTTCAAAATAATCTTTGTTGGTTTCTTTTAATGTAAGGGTGTTGTAATTACACTTAAAAGCCCCATTACCAAAGTTTGGTCCAAACCTGTTTTTTTGCATACCCATATTAATAATTCCTAATTCTCTGTCTTCTTCTTCTTGCCACAACGAACAAATAACATCACATGTCGCAGCCAACCCAATTGATTCAGCAATTCCTTCCATGCCTGGTGAAGAAGTATTAAAACTTCCTCTATTCAACTGCGTTGCTGACACTATTGGTAAGTTGTGTTTAAAAGCCAAAGCTCTCAAATGTTCAGCTACTTCTTTTACTGATTCATAAGAATTTAAATTTTTAGCTATAGGGTGAATTAAATTAATGTAATCAATAACTACAATATCCGGATTAAATCCTTTGTGTTTTAATTTAGTTATAAATGAATCTATGTGTCTTACTGTAATAGATTTAGGTGGATATTCTTTAATTACTAATTGACTCTTTACCTTGTTTTTAATATGTTTAATTTGCTCTGCAAGTTCAACAGTGTATGTTTTTAAATCTCCGTGAGGGATCTGTGTCATTTGTGTGCTAATTCGTTTAGCATACATAAACTCTGACATTTCCAAAGAAATAAGAAGAACGTTTTTTCCTTCCATTACCATGTTGGTTGCAATGTTACCGAGTACAATTGATTTTCCTACGTTAACTTGACCAGCAAACACTGTTAGTGTTTTTGGAAAAAGACCACCTTCTGTCTTATCATCAAAAAATTTCCATCCAGTAGGAATTGGGTTGTATGTAGTAGTTAATTCTTTAATGTGCCTATCTACATCTTCAAAATACCAATGTCCCAAATTTTCTTTGAGAGTAATATTGTAAGCTTTTTCAAACTCAACCAATACTTCTTCAATTTGAAAGCTGTTGTCTGTAAATTTTTCAGCTACATTTAAAATAGTTTTATAAACAAATCTTTCTTGAAGAAATTTTTCAGTATTAGCTACAAGCTCGTCTTTATTGTAAGTAGTATCTAATTGAGATAATCTCGTTTTAACTTCTGATAATGATTTGCGATCTTCATCAGTAGATAATTTTGCTTTTATTTCCGTTATTGAAGGAATAGTTCCATGCTGACTAAAAAAGTCAGCAACTCTTTTGATAACTATTCCTATATTCTTATCATTAAAAAGAGAAGAATCTAAATAACCAATAATTGAACTTAGATATTCCTGATCAGTAAGAGCATTGAGAAGTAAAATGTTTTCAAAATAATCTAAATCTAACTTAGTTGGAATTGGTTTGTTAATCATTCTGTAATATCATCATCCAATTCAGCATCATTTTCCACAGAACTATCCCCATAACGAAGTTCTTCGTTAAGTTTTTTCTCAAGTATTGGACAAACTTTTTCCCAAAACACGGGATCCTTTTCAATATTTTTTCGATACCCAACACTCTCTCCGTTAAATTGATATGTTTTGCCGGATTGTTCTATGACACCAAGCGCGAGAGCTAACTCAAATAGTCCCGTATTTGCATCAAGTCCGCTCTTAAAATTAAGATACAATTCGGTTTTCAAAAATGGCGGAACGACACGGTTTTTTACTGTCATTGCACTCATAGTTACTCCAGAAACATTATTTGAAATAGCAATTGAACTTTCATCTGGGTTTTCAGTAACCTTTTCATTACGTGTAGAAAGCTGTACCAACACGGAAGCAAGATAAATTGGACCTTTCCCACCAGCTTGGTTTTTAATCAAGCTTGGAAACATTTCCATTCCCTCATAAATGTGATTTGAGAACAGAATTGGTACACCAGCTTTGGCTGCCTTGTAAGTAATAGTTCGCATCATACTTTTTGTGGCTTTGGCTCGTTGTCCTACATCAGAAGCATCTTTACCTTTACGAGCATCTTCAATCTCTTTTGAGGATGCTAAATTTCCAAGAGAATCAATCGATATAATAAACTTCATATCAGGATCGTTAGCTGCAATAACATTGTCCAAGAAAGTACTAATTTGATTTCGACAATCTTCAATAGTTTCTACAGGATAATATTTTGTTTTTTTAAGATCCATTCCAACGTTTTTTGCACTTTGTTTATCTACTGCTACTTCTGAATCCCAAATGACAGCAATGTATCCTTTCTTTTGAGCATTTGCTAAAACTTTATTAATAATAAGTGTTTTACCAGCTCCAGAAGGGCCAGCAAACCCCGTAATACGTCCGACAGGTATTCCTTTGTAAAGAGAACCAGAAATGATTGCATTCAATGCTTTTGATCCGGTATCAATCCAATCAGATGGAGTCGAAATTGAGCTATCACAAAGCATTCCGCCTTCTGGGTTCATCTTATCTATGTCGCCAAATATTTCTTTTAAATTAGTCATCTTGTATATAGTCTAATAAATTTTGAGGAAATCAACACAACAAAAAAGGGCTTCCCATTACAGGAAGCCCCTTCAAGGAGATTTTTTTATTCTTCGTCAAAAAGTTTGACTACTTCTCCAGCAGGTGCTGGTGGTGGAACATTGCCAAACAATTGTCCATACTGAAGTACAAATTGTGGATTGAATTCAACTGGATTTGATTCAGTAATGTTTGCCTTTTTGTAAGTCCAAGTAGTAGCTTCAGTTTGATTAGCCAAAAACTCTTTAAAAAACAAAGGCAAAATTTGCAATTGCAATTGATTAGTTTGTGGATTTGCTTGTACAGCTACAAGAGCTGGATTTTTTACGGTAAGAGTATCCGGTGTTTGATTCACTACTTCCCCAATAATGGTTCGGCCAATTGAATCTAGGAATGTTGCTAGTTGGTTGTTTGTATTGCTCATATGTCAGTATTTGAATTTACTAGACTTTTTTGTTAATTCAACAGGAATAATTAAATTTTGTAATACTTTTTCTCCTTTTCCTGTTAATAAAATCCTATCATCAGAAGCAATCCAAACTAAATTATATACTTCCAGCATGTAAATAAAATCTCCAGCTAAATCGCTTACAAGATAATCCACAAGATAGTTGTCTTCATCGACAATGCTTTTTAATGTGTTCCACAGATCATTGTATGAAAGTTCCTGAAATATTTGTTCAGCTGAATACATATTAATATTTACATTCCAAACATTTCAAATAAATCTGTTTGTACTTCTTTTCCAATTACTGGTAAAGACCAACCAATTGCATCATATAGTCGCTCAATTGGTTGAGAAACTAGTTTGTTGAACATTCTGTCAAAGTCTACTCGTAATAGAAATTCTTTAGGCAAAACAGCTGGATACGAAATGGCATCCAACCCGTATTTATTTTTTTCGCAATATAGTTTTTTGACTTTTTGGCCTGTTTGTATTTCTTCAAACTTATCTTCTAATTTTAATTCTTTGAGAAGCAAATTATATGCGATGGCTCCTTTAACGTGGGACGGAGTTCCTTTTTTGTATTTGTATAATGATGCTCCCTCAGCATATTTTTCTAAATTGTTAATCGAAGTTCTTGCTGCAATATCATTTGGATCTAAATTTTTAAACTCAGTATAACACTCTCTATAAATTTCGTTGGACTTCTTTACATTTTCTACCAACAAAGAAGTTTTAATAATATTTTCAATAAACACTTTGACTTTTTTTGGTGTAGTAGAACGGACCAATTCAATTCCTGTATATTTAAATTTATCTACAGCAACTCCCTCGTCATCTAATACGTGAAGTATGTATCTTTTTTTCTGCAAGAAAATACCAACGTCAGATATTACTTCTCGTTTGAATACATATCTAGGGTCATTTGAAAATAAATCATTTTTAGCCCATGTTAAAATTTCTTTGTTAACATGTTCATCCAATTCGTTAACAATTTCGTGTACTTTTGGATTTATTAATTTATCAATCACTAAAGGTATATCCAATATATCTAAAATTGGTTTAATTGATACATACAAGCTGTCTGTATCTCCGTATTTTGTAATTGAATTTGCTACTCCGTATTTTTGTTTAACAAAATTATCTAAAATATGACCACCAGCTTTTGAAACGTTTTGTCCAGTAACAGTAATGGACATGGCGTGATCAATATCCATTAATG